TGACCAGTTCGTCGTCGATGTAATGGGTTTCGCTGAAGTTGTAGACCGGCACGGTGATGTCGACGCCCTCGACATCCTCGTGCGTAACGCCGATCGCACCTCCAAACTCCGGCGCGGCAAAACCCGGCGCGGGATAGCTGCCCTTCGTCTGAAGCGACTGGGTGATGTGTTGCGTACCGCCACCCGTGTCGAAGGTGTAGGTCGACTCTTTCGGGTCTTTTACGCCGTACTGGGCCGAGACATCCCAGTAGCCGATCGCGTCGGACTCGTCCACATGGACCGGATCGATGCTGTAGGTCTGGTAGGCCAGCCCGCGATAGAAGGCCGGGATCGTCGCCTGGACCAGGGCATGGACGGCCGAATCGTCGTCCGTGCCCCGAACGATGTACTCGAGCGTGGCCGACGCACTGTTGTCGACGCCCTCGGTGGCGCTGCGACTGGTCGGTTTTTCGTGGATGGTGATTGCCATGCGCTGCTCGGCCCTTACGTGAACTGAATCCCGCCCTTCTTGGCTTCCTGCACCAGAATCCCGATGTTGCGGTCGATCTCGGCGACGCGGTCCTTGATCTTCTCGACCGGGCCGCCGGAGCCCAGTCCGCGGGCGGCAGCCATGGCGCTGAACGTACTCTGGACTTCGATCGCACCGCTGACGCCGCCCAGTGCGTTCAAACCAGAGACGGCCTCTCGGGCTTTGGCGATCAGCGCATCCGGGCCTTCGAGGCCGTCGAGCCCCTTGTCCTTCTGTGAGGCCTTGCGCCGGGCCTTCGCTCGGGAAAGGGCGTCTTGCCACTCCTTTCGGGCCTGCGCGACGGCATCCTCAGCGGCCTTCAGGTCGGCCTGGTACTGCTCTTGCCGGGCCGCATGCCGGGCGTTCTTCTCCCGCTCCAATTCCGCCAGTGTGCCCTGCTCCTGTTGGTCGATCGCCGCCTGTTTGGCCTGCCGGGTCGCCTCGATCTGGCGGAGTTGTTCCTGCGTGGCCCGCTGGCGGTCGCGCCGCTGGCGTTGGAAATCCTCATCCAGGATTTTCTTGGTGGCCTCCACGTCGACCGACTCGTCGAACATGCCCCACAGTTCGACCAGCCGCTTCGAAAGCCAGTTCTGCGTGGTGTTCCAGCCGCTTACCACTGTGTCGGTGAACCGGGTCCACGCTTGGGAGAGAAAGGCGACCGTCTCGACCCAAACCGCTTGCAGCCCGGCCCAGGCTCGGGTGAGAATCCGGGCCGTGCCGTAAACGGCCTCGGTCCACACGGCTATGAACGCCTCCTTGAAGCCGATCCACTTGTCCAACAGCCACGCAACGCCCTTCTGCCACTCCATCTTGAGCGTCAGCCAGAGGATTTTGGCCGCCAGGGCGATGTCGCCGGCGGCAAGCGCGTCGGCGATGCCCTGGTACGCCCTGAGCGCATCATCCTTGAGCAGGCTGAACTTCTCGCCCAGCCATGCAATGGCCTTGCCGGCGATCCCGGTCGCGTAGAGGATGTAGGCGCCCAACGCGGCGATGGCCGCGATCACGGTGCCGATGGGCGAGACGATTGCGGCGATCACGCCGGCGATAGCCTGAAAGACCGCAATCGCAGCGGTAACGACCGAGATGATCCCACCGATGGCCGTCGCCACCGCGCTGAACGTGAATCCCAGGGCCATCAATGCCGCGCCGACGCCCATCACCACGAGGATGACCTTCATGGCCATGACGACGAGCCGCTTGTGGCCCTTGATCCACCGGGTGATCGAACCGGCCGCCTTGCCGAGCCAAGCGGCCATGTCCGATAGCGGCTTGGCCAGGGCGTCGCCAATGGCGATGGCGATCCCCTCGACGGCGGAATACAGGCGTCGAAACGCGCCACCGATGCCGCTGTCCATGACTTTCGCCGTTTTGGCGGCCGTGCCAGAGGCACGGTCGATGGCATTATTCAATCGATCGAACGCGGCGGCCGTCAGCTTAGCCCCGCCGGCAACGGCCCGCATGCCGAATATCCGGTTGAAGATGCCCAGTCGCTTGGCATTGGGCATCCCCTCGACCGCCCGGCCCACGTTGCGGAGGATGTCGGAGACGTTCCGCAGATTTCCGCCGGCGTCGGTGACCGACACGCCCAGCGCTTCAACCTGACTGCGGATCGCCGGATCGGCCAACCGCAGGAGGATGTTCTTCATGGTGGTGCCGGCCATCGAGCCCTTGATGCCGAAGTTGGCCAGGGCACCGAGCGTCTTGGCGGTCTCTTCGAGCGTCATGCCGTACTCGGCCGCCACCGGCGCCGTGTACTTCATGGCCTCACCAAGGTCGGTGAGCGTCTGGGCCGAGCTGTTGGCCGTGGCCGTCATCACGTCGGCTACGCGCCCCATCTGGTCGGCCTCCAGGGAGAACGAGCGGAGCGTGCCCGCCGCGATGTTCGACGCCTCGGGTAGCTCGGTTCCGGTCGCCCGGGCCAGATCGAGCACCCCGGCGATGGCCGCGTCGATCTGCTTGGGCGAGAAGCCGGCGCGTCCCAGTTCGAGCATGCCGGCGGCGACCTGGGCGGCCGAGAACGACGTGGTACGCCCCAGCATCTTGGCCTTTTCCGTGAGCCGGTCGAACTCTTCACCGGTCGCGCCGATTACCGCCTGGACGGAGCGCATCTGGTCGTCGAAGCCGGCGAAGACCTTGGTGGAGACCGCCAACGGTGCGGCGGCCGTCAGACCCAGCGTGAGCATCCGCCGGCCGATATTCTTGAGCCGCTCGCCGAACGCCCGGACCTTCGCCTCGGCCCGGCGCAGGCCGCGCACCAGACGCGTGTCGTCGGCGAACAACTCGACGAACGCCCGTCCGGCTCGAATTGCGGTCGATGAAACTGGCATCAAAGTGCCTCAGGTTTGAGCGATTGCGACAAACGCCTCGCGGAGATCGCCAACGGTTTCGGGCGTGACGCGGATCACGTCGGCCCGCTGGGTCCGCGAAACCATCGGGTTGAAGTCGTCGGGCGTGAACGCCCGCTTCTTGGAGTCGCGGTGGCAGTTGGCCAACAGCGCCATCACAGCCGAGGCCAACTGCCAGAGGTTTTCGTTGCGGCCCTCGGCCATCCACAAAAGCTGCCGGAGCGTCAAGGGTCGGGGGTCGATGCCGAGGCCTCCGGCGATTCGCCAGACATGGCCCCAGCAATCGTCTCCTCGACGTCGATCGCGTCGATCCGCGTCTGGACCGCCGTCACCGCCGCATCGATCATCTTGACCTGCTTGGCGACCGCCTTGGCCCGATCCGTGCGGCCGCGACTCTGGAAAAAATCGATCAGTTCCTCATAAAAGGCCTTCTGGGCGGCCAGGAGCGTCTGGCCGTCGAAGCCATCGCGGAGCTCCTCGGCCGTGACGCCCTGCGTCTCGAACTGCTGCTGGAGCATCGCGCAGAGCACTTCGCCCAGCAGCATCTCGTCGGTACCCAGCCGCGTCAGCAGCGGCGGATCGCCCGCTTCGGGCTGCAAGAGATCTACACCCAGTTGTTCCTTCACGGCCATGGCCGTGCCGAGCGTCAGTGTGATCGTCCACGTTCGGCCAGCCCTGTCGCAAAAGGTCTTCATTAAGCCACCTCCACCCATTGGTCGAACTCGGCCAGTTTCGCGGTCACGCTCACCGTGACACCCTCTTCGAGCGGTTCGTTGCGCGAGAAGTTGGTGATCGAGAAATCACCCAACGGTCCCTCCGTGCCTGACGAGGCTTTTTCACCGGTCAGCACGGCCAGGCGGAGCGTGCCGGAACTGAGAAACGCGGTCTTGATCGCCTCGAAACCGGCGTCGCCCGGGTTCCAGAGCATCTCGAACTCGACCGTGCATTCCCGCAGCGTCGGGGCGGTGGCCCGCCAGCCCTGGTTGCCCCGGGTCGTGACATCCGCCTCGCCCGCTTCGAGATTGAGCGTGACGTCCTTGACGTTGCTCATTTCGGTGAGCGACGCCAGGTCGCCACCGGCGGCCCCCTGATAGATCTTGGCATTCATGCCCAACAGGAATGTCTGTGACACGACGAATCCTCCGTTCTACTTGATGCTGTCCCGCCACATGGCCGACAGCTTGGGTTTCTCTTTCTCCATGGTCGGGCCCATAAACGGCCGCGGTCGGATGCGGGTCCTTGTCCTCTTTCCCCCTCGACGGCGCGACTGCATCATTACGATCCCCCCATGCTCCAGCGCGGACGGTGCCTCGCCACGGCCCTTTTGCGAAAGCCGCACCGGGCCGATGACCACGCTGCGGCGAATCACATCAAAGCCGAAGAAGATGAACTTTTTCAGCAGTCCGATGTGGCCACTGGGCGGTTTGCCCGGTTGACTGGCGTTCTTCCGTTTACGGATGCTGCGTTTGGCAGTCTGGCGGACAAACGCACCAAACTTCGAGAGTACCCGTCGCGTCGCCTTGTCCGTCTTGGAACGAACGATCTTCGAATTGAAGAACATCCGTTTGACGTCGAACCCGATCATGGGTTTCACCTGTTACAATTCGGAAAGCAACGCGTCCGACCGATCTCGCAACGCCGTAATCCGTTCGATGCGGCGCGTGAGACGGTGGATCATCCGGCTGACCACTTGTTCGGTCGTCTGGGCGTCTCCCGCCTCCAGCTTCGACCTCTGTTGCTGAAGTTCCTGCTGCTGCCTGGCCAAGAACACCAGCCGCTTGGCCGCCCGATCCTTGACTTCGCCGGTGACCTCCGCCACGGCCGCCGCATCACCAGCCTGCAACTTGTCGCGCAGCCCCGTCGCCTGCGCTAAGTCGGCCTGCTGCTTGTCGCGGATTTTGGTGACCTGGTCCTTGGTGATGACTCGGCCCTGCGAGTCCTTGACGACTTTCACCGGCCCGTTGCCTTCGTCGATCGTCACGACCTTGGGTCGTTCTCTTGTCGGCATCTGATATCCCTCCACGCTCTTGTGCTTTAGGCGGCTACCGTGCGGATCGCCCCGAAACCGGAATCCCACACGTCACTCAGGATGTAGTAGATCTCCGCCAGCAGCTGTGCCGCCGAATAGCCGCTGGAACTGTCGTACAGGTAGTCCTCGATGTAATCGAGTTCGTACGTGTTCGATTCGATGTTGGAGAGCAGTTGGGCGGCGGAATACCCGTTGTCGTACAGGTATTGCTCGATGTAGGACGCATCGCTTTCGATGTAGCTGAGCCAATCGACGACGCCGCTGGAGCCATCGTGCAGCGGCCCCGAGAAGGATCCGGAGAGATACGATTGGATGGAATAAGTGTCGCTCTCGATGTAGCTCAGCCAGTCGACCGCACCATCGAAGCCGTCATAGAGATACCCGTCGATGTCCAGAAGACGGTATTCCAAGTCGGAGAGCGTGCTGGCACTTCCGCCGGCCAAGCCGTCTACGATCGCCTCGACATCCGTCTGCACGATGTCGACGTCAACCGTCGCATATCCGGTTCCGCCGTATCCCATTACCAAGTCCCTCCCACTACGGTCACCACGTCACCCGGGGTGCCCTTGACTTCGATCTCCGCGAGGTTGACGCTCTGAAACGCGTGCCATTCGCCAGGCAACCAGGGCATGTCCAGGCCATCGTCGCCTTTGAAGTAGACCGGTCCGGAGTTGGTCGGCTGTGCGGAGATGGTCACCGAGGCCACCAGCTCGGCGCTTGCCAGCGGCTGGTAGCTGCCGGTCACCTCGATCTTTCGCATCACCACGTTGTTCATCGACGGCTACCTCGCCACGCGGAAGGTCAAGGTCAACACGCTGGTCAATTGCCGCATCTCGCCGAGGTGTTCCTGGGAATAGACAGGATCGTTCTCCGTCTTGACCCATGCCGCATCCGTGTACGACGCCAGGCGCCGGAGCCGGAAGAAGTCGGCGATCTCTTCCACCAGCGCCATCAACGGGTCCAACTCGGCCGCGTCCTCCGTCGTTAGCTTCTTCTGCACCGCCACGTCGATCTGATAGTCGTGCTGATTCACGCCGCGTCCCAAACTGGTGATCGTGACGCCCTTGGGCACCACGGTCACGTGCAGCTCTTTCATCTCCGGCAGCTCGAACTCGGGGCGGTATTGCCGCACGGCGGTAAACTCCTGGCTGAAGTCACCGTCGTTCAGCTCTGTCACCACCGCGTCGGCGATGTCGGTAATCACAGGCATCGGAAATCCTCAAAACGCTGTGGCGCACTGCAGGGAAGCCAACGCCAGAGCCAGCAAACCGCTGACCAGCAGTGCGAAACAATGAAACCAAT